TTCACTCCTACACACAGCTTGGTCAGTGATGTGCACAGATGAGCCACAACCTTTACCAGGGTTGTGCTGGGCACAGACACTGGAGGTTCTAGTTCCTCATTCTGTTAATTTCTGGTACAAAGACAGGGTAAATGAGGCCGGTTGCACCTTAGATCGAAAAGTTTGGCCTGTTGGTCCAACAATTTTTGGTGTTTTTCCTATGGTCTGGCACACATGTATACACAATGAAAGGGCTGCATTGTTGTCTCGCGTGGGTAATGGGCTAGCTCCATGGGATAAACGTCCAATCGGGAATCTCAGGGTGTGGCGTAGGGTGTTCAAGTGGTCTTGGTATTTCGACCACAATCTATACGAAACTATACATGAGCAGATGAGTTCATTTGATGATGATGCAGAGTTCAGTTCATGGAACTCACAGTATCCGTTAGCACAGCAACGAAGGAACGTGTTGGCATTAGAAGATATTCAGTCAGGAAGAATAAGACCTAATGATTGGACCGTACGTTCATTTGTTAAAGTCGAACGAATTCCGACGCAATTGGAATCACTGATTGATAAACTTAAAGTTCCTAGACTTATTCAAGGCAGGTCTGACGTGGCGAAAGTCATTGCAGGTCCCTGGTTGAGTAAATTTGGTAAAGCTTTGGGACAATTAGATACGACCACAGTTACCTATGGTGGAGGCTTAACTATTGCTGGGTTAGGTCGGTGGGCCACAGAAGCTGAACTAGACAGCTTGGTTCCACTTGCTTTTGATGGTAAACGGTGGGACTCATGTATGGGGCCTGGACAATTAGCTTTTCTGAGGAAAGTTTATAAGAGAGCTGGTTGTCCTGATGAAGTAATGACGTTTCTTAATGCACGTTGCCAGGAGATAGTTGGTGCGACGTCCAAAGGTATAAAGTATGGACGTTTAGCACAGGTATCAAGCGGCGATCCTGATACTTCATGTGGAAATAGTTTAATTAATATGGTTGGGTGGAGGTTTGTGTTAGCTCAGATCTTAACCAAAGAGACTTTAGGGTCTTGTCGTGTCCTAGTCATGGGGGATGATTCAGTTGTGGCAGTTCCTAATTTTGTAGTAGCTAAAGTTAGAGCAAGAGCGCCCGAGCTTTGGTATGAATTAGGTGTCATAATGGAAGAATCTCTATTTAGTGGTGATTGGGACATAGTGGAATTTTGCTCTGGACACTTTTGGCAGCATGATAGGTCAAGAATATTTGGTCCAAAACCAGGCAGAGTCATCGGCAAAACATTCTGGTGTTTGCATAACTACAATAAGAATAAACAAAAGAAATGGTTACGAGGATTATGTCTTGGACTTCAGCTCATATCTGGCCACGTCCCAATTCTAGGCGGCCTAGTCCGAAGATTGCTTCGATTGTTAGGACCGGGAGGAGCTTTACGGAGGAGGGAGGAGCTGCCATGGTTTAATTCGGACAAAATTTACACACTTTCACCCTCGGCAGTGCAACAGTTATCTATAATTAGCGGCTTGTCGCCACCGAAAATCATGTCAATGGAGCTAGAGGCAAGCGGAATTGCCAGCATTAATAAGCACTTCAAAGGTGAACACTGGAGCCAATTGTTTCAGTCTTCCGAAGAACCTTTTTGAGTACGCAACCTCGCGGAAATACAG